TTTTCGGCGTTGCCGCGTCTTTTTATTATTTTTCTTTTTCCTTGTTTGTACCATATACATATTCATGATATAATTCCTGCTAAATACCATTTATTGAGAACTTGGTACATACTTTTTGAGAGAGGCTTTTCGTCGAGTTACAGTGCACTAGGTATTATACATTATTGTGGGATGGAACTATGGTATAATGACTATCGGGATGATTGAATGTGATGGACTATATAGTTATCCAGAAATGAGTAGGATATTGATTTACCGGTGCGGGCGGTGTTTCATTCACATAACATATGAAGAGAACAGTATTACAAACCAGTGTTATTATAACCCTAGTAATCCTACTGGTTATTCTCAACCAAAATATATTATTTAGATATAATATATAATAAATGGATCGCGACGTTAATATGACCGGCGATTCTATTCAAAATGGTATACTTGTGTATATACCAGGACTTACACGTCCAGGTTTCATATTTGACTCGATAAGTAATGTAGCTAAACAACATGAAAAAATAATTTCGGAACAAAACGAATTGGTGAACGAAATTGTTACAGAATATGATATGTTCGGATTTGAGTTGTTCGACATTCAAAAAATATACTTTTATTCTTATTCAAACGATAACCCTAATGAAATGACCATATCTGATATAGAGAAATACAATGAAGATTTTACGCAACTTGTTGGTAATATTGAGAATAATCATTATCAAAGGAAAAACTCCCTCTTAATATTATTTAACCCAGGTGTATCAGAGAAAGCAATATATAATTTTTATGGTATATTGATGAATATTATGAAAGAAAAATATGAAAAAATTATGAAAGAAAAATATGAAAAAATTATGAAAGAAAAATATACCGACACATTTGAAATGCATTTTCTTAATAACACTGCGGTGGTTCAATATACTGGGGTTGTTGATATTAACAATGAATCAAATGTTTTTCGTCGAACACTTTTGGGTACAATTGAAAACACAAAAAAGAATACTGATAAAATACCCACCGATTTAAATCTTTTACCTCCATGGGAAACATATATAGGATTAGCATTTCAATATTTGCCTGACATTGAATTAATCGAAACATTTTTTAATGATTGTGGTATAAATTATACAGAAGAAAACAACATGATATTCATATTCAATTTGGAACACCCTTATAATAATAGTAATGAAGTATATAAGATATTATATCAACCTCCACATCAACAATTATTGCCATTAAAAGAATACCCATGGTTTTTATCATTTGGAGATATTGATACAGATCATCAAAAAGTATATGATAAAGCACTATGTTTTTTAAATAAATATCAAAAATATAAAGAAGAAAAAAAATATCAAATGAATACTGATATATTGAATGTTGCGATGATTACCTATTCATTTATAGACGGTGTAAATGGTAATTGGTATACACTCGATGTGTTTAAAGAAAATTATAACAAACGTATAGCACATGAAGAAAACGTATATAAAACGGAAATCAAAAAACTAAAAGAACGGTTAATAAAAAGCGTTAACTGCACTCCAGGTTTTAAAAGATATGCGACAAACAATTATAATACGTGTCCGGCGACTAGAGAAATATATGATAAAAATATAAGGGTTTTATATCGAGAGAATGAAGACGAACCTGAACATCAAAGATGTAAATTAGCAGATAAAATGTGGACTTTATATAAAAACCATTGCGAAAAAAAATATAATAAAAAAGGAGGAAAGAGTAAAAAAAGAGGAAAGAACGGGAAAAAGAGCAGAAAAGGAAGACAAAGTAGAAAAACACGTAAACATAAATAGACGCTTTTTATGAACCCATTTTGTTCTCAACCGAAAGATATTATTTAGAATATATAATATTTAAATATTATACATTATAATGGCCCAAATCGAGATCTAGGTGTAGTGTTCGTTTTATACGAAATCTCGGTAAGGGTTTCTCTACCCCTAACCTAACGGGGGTGGGGGTCCCTACTCGAAAAATTGATTTGCGTTTTTATTTTTAGCCGTTGTGTACCCTAAAATATCAATTATTAATCCACACCCACAACCATGAGCGCTGACGAATCTTGTCCGGTATGTTTTGGCGATGACGTCGCGATTCGAAAATTAAAAGGATGCGGTCATGCCATTTGTAAAGACTGTAAAAATAATCTAAAGAAAACGAACAACCAACATATTATAAATAATTTCGAACAGACCTTGGTGAAATGCCCTATGTGCCGTGCGATTGAAAAACCATCTTACCAACAATTGGAACAGCAAGTTCAACGGCTATTAGACGAAATCGCCTACAAAAATCGCAGAATCGTTCAATTATGTGACGGGCGTTTGGCTTCTGTGGTTCCGCCCACACCACCGGTTCCGGTCATTGACTTGGTTGGTCCAAGACCGGCCACACCGGGTGAAGTCGTTGCATTGTTAGGGCTAACACGTGCCCCCAGAACTAGAACCCGAGCTATCCCTAATAATCCCTTGATGTTCTGCCAACGAACCGACTGCCGAAGAAAAATTAGAACACGCGACCGATGCCGCAACCATCCGGACACTCCATGTTGCCAGAGTTGTAGATGGGCCGGATGCAACACCTGCCGAGCAGAAATGCGCAACCGTGTCCCCGCTGCGAACCCTGGTCCTCCTGCGAACCCTATCCCAGCGACTGGCAATTAAATCTAGAGTTTATCATACCATTGTAATTAAAGAATTGAATCATCAACCCCATCCTAACTATATTTGAGAACCTGTATTATATTGTATCTTTTTCTTTTTGGGGTGGGGGTCTTTAAGTAGGTTAGGGTATTTATATATTTACCCCTCCGAAAAAGTGGAAAGTAATGGTAGGCTACTGGGCGATTTTGACATTTTAGTTTGTCAAGGAAAATGTCAAAAATGGGATATACGGAGTTTTCTTTTTGAGAAAAAAGTGGTTGTGACTGACTCAGTGTGGGAGGCATCATTATAATTTTTGTGTGACTGCATAACTTTTTTATTGTATTTTTGCGGAAAAGTATTTAAGAGATTTTCTACTACCATTGTAGAGAGATAATGGATAGTGAAAATGCGGAAAAAATCTCTACAAAATATTCATGCACGATTTGTCTTTATAATACATGTAAAAAAACCGACTACCATAAACATTTAGCAACTAATAAACATATAAAACGTGTAAATGATAGCAAAAACCATCGACATGATGGTAATGATGATAGTAGTTTATCGAAAACTGGCGAAAAACACTTTGATTGCATTTGTGGTAAACAATACAAGTATGATACAGGTTATTACCGTCACAAGAAAACATGTACATATGTTCCACCGTCTCAACCTGAAGTACAATCTATTCACGAAGTTATTCATTCACCTGAACTGAATTGGTCTGAAATTATACAAGTGCTTGTCAATGAAAACAAAGAAATACGTAACTTTATGGTCACTCAGCATAATACAATTATTGAACAAAATAAAAAACTCAATGATCATAATATGGCAGTCGTCGAACAAAATAAAACTCTTACTGAAGTGGTCAAGACTTTGAAACCCGCCAACAATTCCTATAATACTACTAACAACAACCAATCTTACACCATCAATATGTTTCTCCATGAAAAATGCAAAGATGCTCAGAACTTCAGCAAGTTTATTGAAGAATTAAAACCCAAAGTCGATATGATGAAAATATATGAAAATGGCTACGTAGAGGGGATTTCCAAGTTGTTTATTGACGGATTGTCTTCTATGGAAATTACCGAACGTCCACTCCACTGTACCGATGAGCGACGCAATACGTTTTATGTTCACGACAATGATGAATGGAATAAAGATGAGAACTTGAAAGATACCAAGAAGGCTATTTTCCATATTAGTCAAGAAAATCTCAAACAATGTGTTGCCTGGTCAAATAATATACCACCGAATACAGACCGCCATGATCATATTACACAGTCTGTCAAATTATGCAAAGTCGCTTGGAGCGGGGATGACAAGAACACCGAGAAGATCATCAAGAACATTTCCAAAGAAATACCACTCAATAAACAAGTCATGAATGAACTATAATACACCCTGGGGCGGGGGGTACTGTGCATATTGTATGATACTTGATTTTATGTTCTCGATTGTCACTCCTGACAACTGATATAATAGTATGTGTTATACACTTATCGAGAAATGCGTAGGATATTAATTTACATGTAATGATCATTTCACACACGGGGTGCATAAAAAATAGACCGATTGATCTATTTTTTATTTTTTTTTTAAAACCATTCCCGGATGGAAACATATTTGGCGGCTTCTTCGGCTTCGGCCATTTCATCGGGTTGGCTATAATAATGATATTTGTCATATGAACTTTTGTAATTATTTGTGCCACGAGGTTCTACCCCGGATTGTGATACATAAATGGTGTTGTCTTGATCAGACTCCATGAATCTCTTCATAATACTTGTTTTTCGTCTGAAACATATTGTTTTTGTAGTGTCTATTTTACGAACATTGTAATTCCCGTCGAGTTTTTTGTTACCAAACAATGTGTTTTCTTCTAATTGGTATGCCTGACTTTCGTCAATACTATCGTACCACGTATCATACGATGGTTTGTTTGATGGTTTTTCACACCTATATTGGTTGTAATTGTTGGCGTCGATGTTTACGTTGTTTTCTTGGTCATATTGCAGACCTAAATAGTGATATTCTGGTATTTTTCGGGATAGTGACACATAGTCGTCGGTGTTTTTTTTTACATTATATACACCCAGTGGAAGATTTTCCGAAAAGAACCCTTTTTTGCTCAATTCGATCTCTTCTCCTGGGTTTATGGTATTGAGCCATAAATCGAAGTTTAGTGGTTGCGGTTGCGTCATTATGTTTGATTGTTTGATTGTCATAGAGTATATGGGGAAAAATGCATTTCAATTTTATTGGGGGGGGCGGTCTTTAAGTAGTTTTGGCAATTTATATATTATACCCCCCTCCGGGGTGGGTACCGTGCACATTGTATCATACATCATTCTTGGATCGATTTCACTCCTATATGCATGTGGACAACTGGTATCATAGTATGTATTATACACTTATCCAGAAATGAGTAGGATATTGATTTACGAGTCATCCATTGAATCCTTACTGAGTTCGGTGCGTTTTATTACCCCCTGTTGAAAATCTATAGGTTTTTAGGGATCAATGTTCTCAATTTATCATCTATTCTTCTTGACATATGTAGGGATCTTTGTATGATACAATCTATTTCTATTCTTCTATTTTGGTTTTAGTTTTCCCTTTTTGAGAACCTTGTGTTAGATATACGCTATTTTAGGGGTTTTTGGGGTCGATGTTCTCAATTTATCTTTTCATTCTTCTTCTTCGAATATGTAGAGATCCTTGTATGATACATTATGTTTTATGTTTGCTATAATGTTTATTTTTTACCCCTTTTGAGAACCTTGTCGGTAGGGTGTAATGCTATAAAAAATAAAGATTGTTTTATTTTTTATCGATTAATTTGACTGCATCTATCTAGTATAGTCATGATATATACTTATCCAGAAATGAGTAGGATATTGATTTACCGGGTGGTGGGGGGGGGGCGGCTTTAAGTAGTTTTAGGGATTTATTGTATTGCCCCCTCCGGGGATTAGGGCACCGGGGTTTCGGGGTTACTATTATTGTATCCCCCTCCGGGGATTAGGGCACCGGGGATTAGTGGAGCAACGCGATTTTCGTCTTCTCTTCCACTTTATAGATCGCGATTCTTACTCCTGATCCTATTTCGTAATTCCTTTCGCTCTTTACTCTGCACACGCCTATCTTCGCATTATACACTTCTAATTCTCCTTCTCTACTTTCTATTACCCTCACCTCTTCTTCTCCCTCACTCATTAACCTCTTTCGCATCTTTCGCTCTACTTCCTTTATACTTACCTTACTTATACTACCTACTTCACTTTTTAATATCATACGCTTGTTACACACATCTTCCTTTCTACGCATCTCACTACTTACTTTTTATAGATATTATATATAATACCCCCATGCAATTACTATTCAGTATTCTCCTACCACTCTGCGTATATGCATCATACGATTACCAAATTGCAAAAACTTCTTTGTTTTTAAGTGGTGCTGCCTATTGTGGAAAAGACGCTTACCAATCTATGGTGTTGGCAGGCCCCGCATCTGGCTTCGATGTTTCCACGATCATTTATGATTCAGCAACCGATCTACAAGGCTATGTAGGTGTCCTTGATAAATCGATTTATGTTGCTTTCCGAGGGTCTTCTTCTATACAAAATTGGATTGATGATGCCGAAGTTCTCAAAACCGATTACATATCATACCCTGAATGTAATTGCAAAGTTCATATTGGATTCTATAAATCAAGTGAAAACACCAAGAATCAAACGATCAATGCAGTAAATAATTTAGTCAAAAAATATGGATCTGGATCGATTTATGTTACGGGTCATTCTTATGGAGCAGCAGTTGCTCAATTAATGGGGATGGAATTATACAAAATTGGATATCATAACGTACAAGTATATAATTTCGGTCAACCCCGCATTGGAGATTCTTCGTATGCATCCTTTGTTTCAACTACTTTAGGCGGAAAACTTTTCCGTTTTGTGCATAATCGCGATATTGTTCCCCATGTTCCAGAAGTGAATTATCATCATTCTTGCACC